ACAGAATTTAGTAGAAATTCCAGAGTCTATTATTTTAAAAGCAGTCCAATATATTCCGGAAGAAGAAGAAAGCGGAATGAGAACAGTTTTAATGGCCGCCGACGAGTATCGTGCGGCCAATTTGACGCCAGTATTCATATTGGATCAGCATAGTATGAATATACTGGTGGTATGTAAGGAGACTTGGGGAAAGCGTCTCCATTAAGGTTTTTTATTTTTGAAATATTGTTTCAGAGATTTTGATAATTTCTGTTTTGTAGTTTCATTAATACTGGCCAGTATAGCATTTCTATGTTCTTCTGTCATTCCTCCTCTTGCAGCGTATCCCGCTTTTTTAGAGGCTGACATTTTTGCCTTTGTTTCTTGAGATTTTGGTTTTCTTAGTTTTTGTTTGGTCTCTTCTGACATAGGTTTTCTTAATTTGGCTCTAGTTTCTTCAGACACGAATACATTTTTTCTGGCTTCAACTGCAGCTTTTCTTGATATATTGTATTGCCAAGAAGATATTATTCTTTTATCAAATTTTCTTCTCATACTGTCTAAAGCATGAAACATTTTTCTCTTATGGTTTGTATTTTCAAACATTTTTGTCAATAACCAATGTACAAGAAAATGTTCTTTGTATGTTAATAACACACAATTCCAAGAATTTTCTGATAGATTTTTATATTCAGGAAATAGAGATTTGGGTAAGATATGGTGACGTTCATAGTAATTTTGTTTAGTCTTTTTACGATTATCTAGAATAGAATTTTCTATTATGTTTAGATACCATAAAGTATACTTGTTTTTTATAAATAATTCTGAAAATACGGGTTTATCCATTTGCTGACCTCCGATTAGGTTAGAGTGGTTGGGACTGCAATCCGTGAACCACAAATCATTATTTATAATAATGGAGGATTTAACATGTCTCGTAGCTTTAAAAAACATCCAGGTGGTGGAATTACTACCGCATCTAGCGACAAACCAGGCAGAAAAATAGATCATCGTCGCTATCGCCACTACTACAAAGATAAGATTCGTCACGAAGAGTATGACGATATTGAACCGCCCAATCACAAAGAAAATCCATGGAACTGGCCAAAAGATGGACATCAGTATTGGTCAGAAGGTATAGATGATATTCGTTGGATGAGAAAATAGTATTTGACTTTTTTATGAGTGTATAGTATAAATACTATCAAGAGTGGCGGTTTCCGTCACCAAGGCGAAACTGACCACTTGATTATTTTCTCAAATGGAGAATATTATATGAGTACAGTAACTACAACTACAGTTGCAGAAAAGGCAGAAGTCGTCGATCTTCGTGGAATGTGGATAGGACTAGGTCTCCTAAACGTATTCTATCTAATTGTTCGCATTTATGAACAGGTTTATGGCTGGAGGGCCGGACTTGATTCATTTGCTCCTGAGTTTCAGACATATTGGATGTCTATTCTTTGGACAGAGATTCCTCTAGAGTTAGTTTCAGGACTGGCACTTGCTGGATATCTTTGGAAGACAAGAGATCGAGCAATTGACAGCGTGGCTCCTCGTGAAGAGCTTCGCCGTTTAGTTACTCTTGTTCAGTGGCTTGTTGTGTATGCCGTCGCCATTTATTGGGGCGCATCCTTCTTTACTGAACAGGATGGTACATGGCATATGACTGTTATCCGTGATACTGACTTTACTCCAAGTCATATCATTGAGTTCTACATGTCATATCCTATTTACTCAATCATTGCCGTTGGTGCATTCTTCTATGCCCGCACTCGTATTCCATACTTTTCACATGGATACAGTCTTGCATTCTTGATTGTTGCTATCGGTCCGTTTATGATTATTCCAAACGTTGGTCTCAACGAATGGGGTCATACTTTCTGGTTTATGGAAGAACTATTCGTAGCACCTCTACATTGGGGATTCGTGTTCTTTGGCTGGATGGCACTTGGTGTCTTCGGCGTTGTTCTCCAGATCCTTGGTCGCATTCACTCTCTTGTTGGGCGTGAAGGCGTAAGACTTCTAACGGAGTAAAAAATATTTGAGGGGAGAGTATTGACTTTCCCCTCAAAAAACCTATATAATAACTGTGCTGTCGAAAGAAGCACTAATAATATCTCGCTAATTATAGGAGAAACAAATGACAAATGACGTATTTTCTTTCAATACAACCAACTTTGATAAGTTTTTTGTTGGCGCAGACAAGATGTTAAAGACACTAACATCAGCGCATGACGCCTACGCAAAGGCAGTTCCTGGATATCCTCCATATAACATAATCAAGAATGACGAAAACAACTACACCATTGAGATGGCTGTGGCTGGTTTTGGTAAGCACAATATTGATATTGAACTCGCAAACAACACGTTGATTGTTAAGGGCGGATCTACCGTTGGCGAAGTCGATTCCGTGAATAATCCTATAGAATATGTTTGGAAAGGTATTGCCGACCGAGTATTCACTCGCAGATTTACCCTTGCTGATACAGTGGAGGTAAAGAATGCTGAACTCATTAATGGGATGCTCAAGATCTTTCTTGAAAATGTTATTCCGGAAGAGAAGAAGCCGCGAAAAGTGGATATCAAGTAGACTCCTAAATAGAGAGAGGGGACCTCCCTCTCTTTTTTATTATTAGGAGATATAACATGGCTACATTTAAAGAAGCATTTGCTGCTGCGAGAAAAGCAGGTAAAGAAACATTCGTACATGATGGTAAATTATATACCACACAAGTCGCTACTAAAGAAGCTGATGAAACTAAGTTCATCACAGTAACTAATACAGTAGCTGATTCTAAAGTTCCCACTGTTTCAAAACTTAAGAAGAATGTCTGGCCTCTTCAGTCAGAGTTACGTAAGAAGTTTGGTACGCCTGATTATGGTGGAGCGTTTAGAAAACATATGGTTCAGGTCAATCTTCCATATACCATGTGGATGGATGATATCAAGATTACGAAGACATGGATGAATAAAAGTTGCGCTGATTCTCTACTTCGTGTAATGACTTATGTTTGGGACGAGAATGGTAGAGACTATGATAAGATTAAAGCACAACAGTTGCATATCTTCTCTGGTGCATGGAATATTCGTAATATGCGTGGTGGTGCTTCTCTTTCTACACATGCTTATGGTGTTGCCATTGACATCGCTGCTCCGTATAATGGCTTAGGTAAAAAGCCAGGATATAACAAGCATTCATTCACTAAAGACTCTCTTATTGTTAAGGCGTTTAGAGAAGAAGGGTGGACATGGGGCGGTGAATGGGAACGTAGACCAGATGGGATGCATTTTCAGGCGGCTCGTGTAGGTTGATAAATACTTTGACTTTTGTTAAACAATAATTTATAATGTAGATGCGGTAATATTAGAAGGAAAGTATTATGGATTGGAGAAAGATTACTCCTTGGGCGTTGTTTTTAATCACAGGAATTTTCCTGTATTCTCTCTGGGATAATACAAATCACAGAACTGTTTCGAGAGAAGTTAATTTTAGTGAATTAATTACCCAGATTGACGAAAACCGTGTTCATGATATTACAATTTCTGGGAATGAAGTTTCCGGACATTTCGCTGATAATAGAACATTTCAAACTTATGTTCCTTCTATCGGCAGTTTCATGGAACAATTAAAAGGTAAAAAGGTTCAGGTATCTGCAAAGCCACCAGAAGAAACAGGTATCTTTACTAGTATCTTTATCAATCTATTGCCAGTATTAGTTTTCTTTGGTCTTTGGGTTTGGTTATCTCGTAGAACTACTGGTGGTATTGGTCGTGGACCAATGACCATGGGCAAATCAAAAGCCAAGATGTTGTCTGAAGAAGAAATTAATGTTAAGTTTGATGACGTTGCTGGCGTTGATGAGGCAAAGGAAGATCTACAGGAAGTTGTAGAATTCCTATCAGCGCCACATAAGTTTCAGGCAGTTGGTGGTAAGATTCCCAAGGGTGTTCTGCTTGTTGGTCCTCCAGGAACTGGTAAGACTCTGCTTGCTAAAGCAGTTGCTGGCGAAGCAGGAGTTCCTTTCTTCCATCTATCAGGTTCAGATTTCGTTGAAATGTTTGTTGG